TTCAACTTTATTGTGTATCGTATACAAAGTCGTTGTAATGACGCTGGCGTTGAACCAGAGTTCGCAAATGCAGATCGTCGTGAGATTCTTCCTCTCATCGTTTATGGTGATGATAATCTTTGGGCAATTTTGAAGCGTTATTCTGCGCTTTTTAATATGAAGATACTCAAAGATCACATTTTCGAGTTGTTTGGTATGGGTTATACTACACCAGACAAAGGAGAAGTTGATCGTGATTTTCTTGAAGTTGATGAACTTGAATTCCTGTGTCGTAAGTTTAAAGTTGAGGGACAAAATGTCAAGGCTCCTCTTAGTGTAGATAGTATTTATTCTATGCTTATGTGGATTCGCGAACCCTCAAAAACTGCACGTCCTATTGTTACGTTTGAGCAACAATTTCTTCAGAACGTTGAAACCGCTTGTCAAGAGTGGTATCATCATGGAAGAGAAGTGTTTGAGCGTGAGACAGCTAAAATGCAGTCTGAATTGCGATATTATGGACTTCCTTGGCCTGGGCAGAGTTATAAAACCTATTCTAATAGGTGGTTAGCTGCTCAGTCCAAATAGTTTTCATCAAATCACGGTATGTCTAGAGTTCCAAAATATCTAGACGTTTGTTAGTTCGTCAAAACTAAATAGGAATTTTAACTCGTAACACCGATAAAATTAACGAGCCAATTTGTACTGCCTGTAGACACACAACATCGACAGGACTTAGTTAGCATTCTAGAAAGAATAAAAATGCAAAATTGCTGTTAGCTTGGCTTTCAGTGAGATGGCCTTAGATGCGCATATGTCTCTTATTGCGTAGACTTGTCATCTCTAGTGATAGAGATATTTCTAGCACACACCCAAGGTCGTGAAGTGTGTGCCAAAGTTAGAACCGACTGCTGAAATGAAAGAAAATACATCATTTGAATTGGAGTTAGCTGGCACGAACAAAGTGTCAGAAGAGAAGGGTTTGGCTACATTCCAGGATATGGAAGAAGAAACCAGATCAGTTTTCTTGGATTGTGTTCCGCAGCCTGCGGTGCCTAATCCTTATCCGGATCAGACTCCCTCTGCTATTCTTAGTAGATGGTATCAGATTAGGACGTTCTCGCTTACAAAGACTAGCGTTGTCAGTGCTTTCACTTATCCTGTGTTCACTGATCTGCTTTCGCAGGTGGCCATTTCCAATGC